AATTGGCTGTTTCTTGACGAAGAAACTGTTAGAAACAATGGCCTGAACAACCATAAGGATTGGAACATATGAGAAAGAGAGACCGTGCAGACCGTGACTTTTACAGAACACCGGTTGATGCGGTATTACTGGCAAAGGATCTAATGGACCCAAACCTTAGATGGTGGGAGCCATGCGCTGGCGATGGTGCTATTAGCAAAAACTTGTCGGGTGTGTCATATGCATCTGACATTTATCCTATGTGTGATGGTATCGATAAGCTGGATATGCTCACATGCGATAAGCCAGCGAATATCGATGCTGTTGTGACCAACCCTCCTTTCTTTGCCCAATATGAATTGCTGGATCGTTGTCTATATGAATGGAAGATCCCTGCTCTCCTGCTGATTAGAATTGAGCCTTTGTCCACGCAAAAGCGCAATGCATATACCAAACAACTATCCAAACTGCATATCGTTAGCAGCCTGATCAAGTTCGAAACCGAAGACGGTAGAATTGTAAATGGTAACGGCACCGTAAGATGTGGATGGTGCCTCTTTACGCCAGAGAAGGTCGAAACGACCGAAACTCGGTGGGTGACATTTCAGCGGAATAGTCTACCAATTTTGTAGAGATTGACATAGATCAATCCTAAGCAAAATCAAGCACTTACAGAAATCTCTAATAAAATCAAAGACTTAGAGGTGCGACATCTTGTCGCACTTTTTTCGCTTGACTTCCGTTCCGTTTTGTCCTATTATATGAGCATGATCAAGAAACGCAAACGCCGCAGCGACACGAATCACATAATCTATAGCTTGGCTATTGGCAAGCGGGAATATATCGGGGTCACGATTGTTAATGATCGTTCCCCGTCTAAGTCCCTTAAGCGCCGCTGGCAGAAACATGTCCAGCGGGCCATGTCAGAAGATAAAGCGTGGAAATTGTCGCTTGCAATTCGCAAGTATGGCCCTGAGGCATTCACTGTTGAGGTGGTTCAAATCGTTCGTGGCAAATCAAATGCTCATGAAATTGAGCGTGAATTGATCCGCACTCGTAAACCGAAACTTAACACGGATGTTCGATAATGAAACATCGCTTCTATATTCTAATAATCGAAAATGCGGAGTCATTTTCTGACTTCGTAGCATTTCAAGCCGCATTCAAACTGGGAGTTTAAAATGTCTAATCCCATCTTTGTCGATCTTATCAATATGCACGAAATGGACCTTAAGATTGTCCTTAAAGAGGCAATTGAAAGTCTCGAACCCCGCCAGCGTTTTGTCGCTGTTAGGCGCTTCTATCAAAACCAGACTTTGGGCGCTATCGCTGAGGAAATCGGTATATCTGACCATAGGGTATGGCAAATCGAGGCAAAAATCCTCCGCTTGCTTAAGCGGGGCCTTAGCAGTAAGAGACTGTGACAGGGTGCGACAACATGTCGCATAGACAAATCGGTTCCGTTCCTGTATGATATACCCATAATCGAGAAACAAAGGAAAACATCATGTCTAATGCTCGCTTCGTTAACAAGGGTCTCCTCAAGTCCGACCTGGCCACTCTCAATGCTCTCATTAACTATTTTGAAAAGGGTGGCACTATTAAAGTGGCTAAGCCCGCTAAACGCCCCAAGAGCGGCATTACCCGTGGCAAGTCTATCAATGTGAAAGGATAATCTTATGCAAGTTTTCGGATTGTGGTACGCTGTTGATGCTTATGAGGGTTGTGATATCTGCTTAGGCATATATTCCGACTATGCAAAGGCTCGTGAAGCTGAAATCAGCTATTTGTCTGATAACTCGTCCGATGAAGTGTATATCACGAAGATCGGAATCGATGTGAATGAGTTTGATAACTATGGTGATGCAATAGGAGAGGTTGTATAATGACAGACCTTATAATGTTTATAATCCTGTTTGGCGTTCCCAGCATTCTCGCCCTTGTCGCACTCTTGAACATGGAGGACTAATATGATTGATGATTCAAAGTTTGTGCAGATTGTCGCTCTTATGACACTCACGGTCGGTCTTACAATCGGCGTCCTGTTTATCGCTTATCTTGATGGGATGAACTAAATGAAAAATGCTTTACACTTTGTCGGTTTCAAAGATGACCGTTACAATAATGCCGTCAAAGTGTTTGGCAAACCAGACTTTATTCATAGGTTCTGGGACCGTAGGGCACAGCGAGAGATTGCGGAAGGTGATGTGATTGTCTTTGCTAAAGGTGATGAGTCGCAGGCATTCGGTCCTAATGGTAATGATATTAACGAATTTACATACGATGACTCGGCTCACTTCTAAAGGAGATATATAATGGCTAATGTGCAGACTTTCAATCTGACAATCTATATGGGTGCTAATAAGGATATTGTCTTTCGAGGCATTTCCAGAGTAGCTGTTAAACGCTATATAAATTACTACCTTCTTAAGTCTGGTTATAGTGGCAATTGTGTGGAGGTTCGGTAATGAGATATCGTATCTTTCTTTTAGAGTCGGAACGTGGTTGGGGACAAGAGTATTGGACCGAAGAATACAATACTTATGAAGAAGCAAAATCTCGTATTAAGTTTGTAAACGAACAGAATGTTAGCGATACTGCACCTGATTGGTATATGCAGGCAGAAGATAGAGTTGAAGTTATAGAATAAACAAGGAGAAATTAAATGGCATATCAGTATGTGGATGGCGCTCGTGGTGGGCGTTTAAAGATGTGGTGCGAGGGTGTTGAGGTCGAGGCTGATGCTCGTACCCAGTTAGATAACATTGCGTCACTCCCGTTTATTGCGGGCCATGTTGCTGTTATGCCGGACGTCCATCTTGGCAAGGGTGCAACGGTTGGGTCGGTTATTCCGACGGTTGGTGCAGTTGTGCCGGCTGCTGTTGGTGTTGATATCGGTTGTGGTATGATGGCTGTTCGTCTGTCATTGACGGCGAACGATCTACCGGACAACCTTCACTCGCTGCGTTCTCATATCGAGTCCGTGGTTCCGCATGGTCGTACCGACAACGGTGGTAAGAATGATCGTGGTACCTGGCTTGATATGCCGCTGAATGTTGCTGGTGCATGGAACATTCTGGCGGATCGCTATGCGAAGATCGTTGAGAAGCACCCGAAGATCAAGTCCCATAAGGATGTTGAGTTCCTGGGTACCCTGGGAACGGGCAACCACTTTATCGAACTGTGTCTTGATGAGGATGACTATGTGTGGGTAATGCTGCACTCCGGGTCCCGTGGTGTAGGTAACAAGATTGGTCAGTATTTCATTGATGCTGCAAAGCGTGAAATGGAACGCTATCATATCCTGCCGTATCTACCGGATCAGGACTTGTCCTATCTTGTAGAACATACGGAACTGTTCGATGATTATGTAGAGGCTGTATCTTGGGCACAGGAGTTTGCTGCTCTTAACCGTCAGTTAATGATGGATGCCGTGCTAAAGGTTCTTCGTGAGCGTTTACCGGCTTTCGTTGTTTCTGATGAAAAGGCTGTGAACTGTCACCACAACTATATTGCTAAGGAGAACCACTTTGGCAAGAATGTGTGGGTGACCCGTAAGGGTGCGGTTCGTGCCCGTAAGGACGATCTGGGTATTATCCCGGGTTCGATGGGTACGGGTTCGTTCATTGTCCGTGGTCTTGGTAACCAGGATTCGTTTTGTTCGTGTTCTCATGGTGCTGGTCGTCGTATGTCCCGCAATGCGGCTCGTAAGGCAATCACGCTGGATGATCATATCAAGGCGACCGAGGGTATCGAATGCCGTAAGGACGCTGATGTAATTGACGAGTCACCGGCTGCCTACAAGGACATTGGTGCGGTCATGGCTGCACAGGATGACCTTGTGGAAATCGTGCATCGTCTCCGTCAGGTGCTAAATGTGAAGGGTTAATCCCTTCACCTTGAACTTAACCATATAGAATATGGCCCAGCTTAAGTCGATCTTGGACTGGGCCATACCAACGACCGAGGAGCGTCGATATGTCAAAAAGCGGGGGTACCACGAGCCAGCGGGGCAAACGCACCACCGGTGCTGCCAACCCCGTGGCTTTTGCGCTCAAAAATGGGCAATTCAGGCAACGAATAGTCAAGTCCAAGGTCAAATACGACCGTAAGCGTGGCCATAAGGGGTGCGACAATCTGTCACACCTCTTTTAGTCGTTTTCCTATTGACTCTTGACGGAATATGTCCTATGATATGTTCAACAATGAGGAAAGGAAATTAAATGCTTCGTGCTGCTTCTATCGGTTCAAATCAGATTGAAATCCGTCATGGCGAGAATGCCTTTCTCGTTTCATATAAGACGCCTGTTGCTGCTTATGTCAAAGGCAAGTTTTATCGCACCTCCACTAAATTCTCTCGCACTACCTCAAAGCATATCAACAAGTGGCTTGATGGTGCTGTGGCTGTTGAAGTGTCACAGAATCAGATTGAAGACTGGATGGGTTGGAACGCCTAATGACAATCGTAATCCCCAAAGGCTGGCCAGCTTATGCATTCTTTCCTGAATGGGCTACGGTCGCCTTTTTGTTCGCCGCTCTTATCGTGACTATGATCATATCTAAGTTTGGGAGAATAATATAATGCGCTCTTATACGAATAAGATCATCGAAATGGTCGATGAAGGTATGCTGGATCGTGATACTCTTATCCGTGAATTGCTCTGCTGGATGAGCGAGTCCGATGTGGAAGAGTTTTATGACGTCAATCTGTCTGACGAGGACGGGGAAGATGATTATGATGGCCAGCCTGATGAAATGCAGGAGTGGCATGATTTTGACCCCGATTGCTGATTGAAGGAGGAATAATATGTCTCGCATGTCTGATGCTTATACCGAAATCGTGGAACTCGTGGGCGATGCTATTGAAGCTGGCGCTTATTATCTCGGCGATGTGGTCGAGTATGTAAACGCCCGGTCCGCTCTCAAGGTCGACCGTGACATGGTCGGGGGGATTATCGATTCCCTGTATTATGACATGGACGACCGGTATGGCCCAGTCCAAGCCTTGAATAGTCTACCTAATCGATAGACTAGGGGTGCGTCATCATGTCGCACTTTTTCGGGCATTTTTCCCTTGCAAGGGGTCCCAAACTGTCCTATAATAGAGCATAAATCAAAAAAGCGAGGTCTTAACTATGGCAAATCTGACTATCTCTCCTACTGTTGTCAAGGTCCTTCAGGTTATCAAGATGAATGTTCCCGTTACCCCGGCCGAGATTAATGCTCATGTCGGCGATGGCGATTATGCGTCTAAGCATGTCTGGTACCTCGGCAAGCTTGGCTTTACCATCACTAAGCAAAAAGACGGTCGCCAGGTTGCGTCTTATACGCTAATCGCTGAACCCTCTAACGCTGAGGCTATTCGTAACACTGTCCACGGCGCTGCCCGTAAGGCTGCTGCTCCGAAGGCTGCTAAGGCTCCCAAGCAAAAGACTGTTAAGCTTTCTACGATTGTCGCAAAGACCAGCAAGGAATTTGCTGCTAAGAAGGCTGCTGCGGCTGCTCCTAAGAAGGTCGCTGCTAAAAAGTCCGTTGCTGATATCAAGGCAGCTAACCTTGCAAAGCTCAAGGCAGTCGGTGCTAAGTTCAAGCCCAAGAATGTCCGTGAATTTGACGATGTGACCGAGACTTTCGGCACTAGCGGTGAAGTTGGCACTTCGTTCAACATTGATCGTGATTGGGACTCGATTGAAGGCCTTGACCTCAAGGCTCTTGGCATTTAATTTCGGAGTGCCATATGGCGTATCTAAAATTAAAATATCGAAGTGCTATGTGTGACTATCCACACATAGCAACTTACCGTTACCCCAAAGAAGTAGTATATATGGGCTGGGTAGTGCCTCGTCAATCATGGCTATCCGAGAATGAGTTCTTTCTAACAACTGGAGATATGGATGCACCGGTCCGCATACTTGATAAGCGAAACATTATCCAAGCATGGGTCGACAGGTCAAATGTTAGTGATAATGTTAAAATCGTGGATAGCAAATATGTCGTAACTGCGGGTCCGCTGAATCGTTATTCATGTACCTGCACGGCATACAAATATCGCAATCACTGTTCTCATATCGATGGAGTTAAAAATGCGTCGCTTTGATTGGTTCTTCTCCATGTTCTATCTTGTTTTCATCGGCATGTTTTGCTTCATTATATGGGGCGCCTGGTATGATTTTCAGTTGAAAATGGATTGTGTGAATAGTGGTGACATGAAAAGTCAGGCTTGTTTCAAATATAATGTTATGACTGATAACTTCCGCAATAACAATGTCGATCTGAACCTGAAAGGTGAGTAATGAAAATCCATAATGAATGCACCTTTCTAAAGCCTGATGGCATTGCTAAGGTTGAGAATATGTATAAGGCTACATTCGTTATGGAGTCTTGTATCAAAGGCAAGCATGGCTGGGCCAACTTTCCTGCTGCTATCTTTTATACAGAAGAAGCACACCCGCAGGGTTCAAACTACTTTGCCTTGTATAATAATGGTGAACAGTTTATGATCACCAATGGTATCTCTGCCACTGAACCTTTCGAGGGCATTCAGATTGGTGATGATGTATATTATTCTCGTTATCGTCACGATTATCGGGAGTGCGGCCCAGTTGCTATTGATGGTGGTCGTGACTATACGAAATTGAGTGGTGATATCAATGCTGCTAAGAAAGTGACATTGAAAGTAAATAAAGATAAACTAGAGGTGGTAGAATGACAGAGTTTCTAACTAAAAGCGCCGATGTGGCACTAATCGAAATCAAAGAAAAGATTTATAATAGACTAGCCGATCTGCGGCGTATCAAACATGATTTTGCCCAGACTGCAAAGATTGATCCTGTGTGGGAAGGTATTGTCGGTCAGTGTAGTCAAGAGGAACGTTTCCTAACTAATCTACTTGACTTAATCGAACGGAGTTGATATAATGTCCAAACTTGTCCTAGTCGAAACTGTTTCCACATTCCGCCACACATATGTTGTGCGACTACCTGATAGTGAGCCAAATGATTATGCTCTTGATGATGTGACCGACGCTATTACAGCCGGAACTTATCAAGACAAACTAGAAGAAGTATCACAGAATCATATTGCGGAAGATATCTTTTCCCATCGTGTTATCACGGAGAAAGAATATCTGGAACTATTTGATCGTGAAAACGCTTATCTAAGTTTCTGGCCAACAGAAAACAAGTTGCGTTTTATCTTCGATAGTGTTAAACATCGGGAAGA